AATGTTTTGGGATTATGCTGAAAAACATAAGTATGGGTGTTGCGCAATAGAAAACATTTCACAAAATAATTTACTAATAAAAAATATATGTGTAAAAACAAGGCCATTTATCACAAGTCCAACTGCGTATTATTTTTATAATTATGCGGTAAATCCATTTAAACCAGAGAAGGTTTTAATTATAGAATAAAAAAAATATTAACGGATATATTTGCCGACTTTTGAAAAACTGTCGCATATAAAAATCATAAAAATTCCTAAAAAAGAATACATAACAACTTCTTCTGTTATATTATTTGTTTTTTCGTCTTGTTTTTCTTCAAGTAAATGAATCATATAATTTAACTTATTTAATAGAATATCGTTTGAATTTGTATTAGTTGGCTGTGTATGATAGGCCTCATTGTTATTTTTTGTATAATTTGGAATAAATTTTTTATAATATTCGTTTTTGCTTTTTTCATCAGTATAATTATTATTATAATCATTTAATTCCAAAGACGTGTTACTATTTAAAGTTTCTGGCTGTCTAGCAAAATTTAATAAATTTTTATTCATATTCTGGGATTCTTCGGATTGTATTTTTTTGGTGGCTCCGATTGACTCAGGTTTTGGCGGAGGTGTAAAATCTCCTAAAGTATTGCTGTAATCGTCTAAATTTGAATTATTATGAAGGCTTTGTAAAACAGAATTTACTTTGTTTGTATCATAACTATCCTTTAACCCTCTTTTTTGTGTTTTATTATGTAATTGTTTTTTATATTCAATTTCTGATACTTCTGAATTATCGAAAGGAGAAGCATATATTGCTAAAGACATTACTAATAAAAATTTAGATTTTAATTTATTAACAAAACATATTTAATTTATTAATTTATAATATTTTCAATGTATATTATATTATGAGTAATTTTGTTTTTGATAATATTAGTATTTTTATAGTATTGCTATTATTATTTGGATTTGTAGTATTATTAATGAGTTCAGAAGATAATTTAAATTTCTTATTCACAAAATCCAGTGGTAAATTTATATTATTATCCATTTTAATAATTTGTTCTTCTTATAATTATTGGATTGGTATACTTCTTGTTATTATTTTTATTTTAATGAATAGTTATATTAACAATGTATCAAATATTATAAATGAAAATCAAACAACAAAACCGTTATATAGTGGGTTGTTTCCTTCAAATTACCAGTTATCTATTGGTTCTGAACCTTTTGTTAATAAAACAACAACTGATTCAAATATATTGGATAGAGAAAGAAGCATGACAAAGGATTCTAATTCTCTGCCAATTAACAAGAATAAGAGTGAAAATAATACTTTAGCAAATGAACCTGGAAAAGAAGGGTTTCAAAGTGAATATACAAATTTTAATTAAGACACTATTAAATATGGTTATATTCCTAAATTAAAATATTCTGTTTAATCCTATATAATATTGTTTATGATGTCAATATATTTTTAACGTGCGGTTAGTTAAACCGATAATAAAATAGTTAGAGTTTATATTTTTATATGGTTAATATATTATGAAAAAAAAACAGATTACAGATTTTATTGCACAAGTTGGTTCATCTATACACAATAATATTTTATCGTTAAATAATAGTAAGTTTTTTGCAGGAATATTAATTATATTACTTAATATAGGGTCAAAATTTGTAAATGTTCAATTTAGTAAATCATTAGAAGAATATATGAAATTTGCGATATCAAAACAGTTATTAGTTTTTGCAATGGCGTGGATGGCAAGTAGAGATATTTACACTGCATTAATTCTTACTGCGGTTTTTACAGTATTGTCAGAACACATATTTAATGAAGAAAGTAAATTTTGTGCAATTCCATATAAATATCGTTTATTAAATAAAGTTTTAGATACAAATGATGACGGAAATATTAGTGAAACCGAAATTTCAAATGCGGTTTCTATTTTGGAAAGGGCAAATAAACAAAAACAAAAAAATCAACAAAGAGAAAATTTATTAAAATTTAATATTGAATATAATAATATTAACTAAATAATAAAACAATACATAATAAATACAAGTATGTAATTATTATATATGAAAATTTTAAGTATAGATATTGGAATTAAAAATTTGGCATTTTGTCTTTTAAATGTTACAAATTGCAACTCGCCGAACTCTTATGAAATATTAAAATGGGATATTATTAATATTTCTTCTGCCGAAAACACCGCAAAGTATTGTTGTGAAACAAAGTGTAATAATAAAGCAAAATATCATAAAAATAATAATTATTATTGTTTAAAACATTCCAAAAAACAGCCTTTTTTAATTCCAAATAAAGAATTAAAGAAATCTTTCATAAACAAACAAAAAAATGAAGTTTTAAAGGATATTGCTAAAAAATATGGGATTGTTATTGAAGACACATTTAAAAAACCTCAAATTCTTGACACAATAAACAATTACATATCAAGTAATTGTTTTAACACCTTAACAGAATGCAATAGCACACAAATAGATTTAATAACCATTGGTAAAATATTAAAGAATAAATTAGATACTACATTTAATTCAATGTTTTTTGAAATTGTCATCATTGAAAATCAAATAAGTCCAATAGCAAACAGAATGAAAACAATACAAGGTATGGTTTCTCAATATTTTATTATGAGAGACAATTGTATGCATATTGAGTTTATTTCTTCAATGAATAAATTAAAGGAATATAATGAGTCGAATAATAAACTAAATTATACTGATAGAAAAAAATTGGGAATTAATGTATGTTTAGAAATATTACGAGATAATGATAAAGACTTTTTTATTAAACATAAAAAAAAGGATGACCTAGCCGACTCATTTTTACAAGGTCTTTGGTATATTAAAAATAAATTAATAAAAATATAATATTTCATTCGTTTTACTTAAAATTAAAAATTATAGTTATCTTAATAATGGATAATATTATAGAAATTTCTAATCTAGACTGGAACCCAAACGAAAATAATTCTAGTTTAAAATCTGCCAATTTTGGTGATGGTGTAGAATTATTAATGAATGATAAAATTAAAAATAGCGGAGGTTCTTCAAAATTATATAATGATATTAATATTGATGATTTAAATAATTTAGAAGACGAATTAAATAGTATTAATATAAATGATATTTCAAGTAATAGTTATGATTCAAAACCGTCTTTTTTTGACTCATCCAATAAAGAAGAAAAGCCTTTTGTAAGATTTGGAGATTCAATGGGAGACTCATCAAATGAAAATAATGAACAAAACAAGACGTGGGATGGATATTCTAAATTTAATAATATTCCATTAAATCCGGATAAAGGGTTTCCAAAAGAACCGCAAATTCCAAAAGAAGAATTATTAAAACAAAAATTTAAATATTTAAGAAAATTGGAAGCCTTGGAAAAAAAGGGTGTTGAATTGTCTAAAAAATATTCAATGGAGTCGCCACTAGCAGAAATGCAGGGAGAATATGAGACCATTATGGAGGAAAAAACAAAACAAAACTCAATTAAATTTCAAGGAAATATGTTAATGGCGTGTATTAATGGTATTGAGTTTTTAAATAATAAATTTGACCCATTTGATATAAAATTAGATGGTTGGGGAGAACAAATTAATGAAAACATTAATGATTATGATGATATTTTTTCTGAATTATTTGATAAATATAAATCAAAGGCGTCTATGGCACCCGAATTAAAATTGTTATTTCAACTTGGCGGTAGTGCGATGATGATACATATGACAAATACAATGTTTAAAAGTGCAATGCCTGGGGTTGATGATATCTTGAGGCAAAACCCAGATTTATTAAGACAATTCCAGAGTGCCGCAGTAAATTCAATGTCACAAACAAGCCCCGGATTTTCTGGCTTTGTAAATAATGTAATGAAACCAACAAATAATGATTTTACTGGACCGCCTCCCCCAATTTATACACAAGGTCCAAATGCGGTTAGTCCGCCAACGTCAAGGCCCGGAAATAATAATTCGCATTTAAATGACGGGATTAACTTCAAAGAAACGACAAAAGAAGAGCAACGACCCCGAACTGAAATGAAAGGCCCTAGTGATATAAATGACATCTTGTCAAGATTAAAAACTAAAAATATAAATATTCAGGAGTCAAAACCTTCATTTCCAGATAATAACAGTAGTACAATAAGTATTAATGATTTAAAAGAAATACAAGAAGATAGTAACATCCCAAAAAGAAGCAAACGAAAGCCAAGGTCTGATAAAAACACAATAAGCCTTGACTTTTAAACCCAACCCTTAAAGATTTCCCCCGCAAATTATGTATAAATTACAAAATTAGATAAAGAATGATATATAACATTTGTATTTGTTGGAAAAAAATGAATAAGATTAATTGGTATAATTCATATAAAGTTTTTGAATTAAATATTTATATATTATTATTTATATTTTAGAAGGGCTTAACTAAAATATAAATGGGTTAAGAATGCTTAATAATTTTTAATAATTAAATGTGTTGTATTAATTTCGTCGCCAATACGATTATTATATAATTTAAATTTATATTTTTTATCATATTCTGCAACTATATATCCATTATACAATTCTTCTATAAACGGGGTTTTTCCAATAACCATTAAACATTTTATTTTTGTATTTTTGAAAAGTCCGGCTAATTTTAAGTGTTCTTTTTTACCAAATTGACAATACCCATAATCTGTAAATTCGCTATCATATGGAGGATCTAAAAACATAAAATTATCTTTATCGTTATAATTTTCAAATAAATACTCAAAATCCTTATTTAATATTTCAGTTTTTCTTAATAAAGTCTCATAATCTTTATTTATTAATGCAGTATAATTTATACTTTTATAACGACCAAAAGGTATATTAAATTTACCATTTTTATTATATCGTAACATACCTCTAAAAGCGGTTTTTCTTTGATAATAAAATCGTTTCGCACTATCTAATTCATTTGTAATTTCCATTTCATCTCTAACTTTATAATATGTGGTTTCGTCATTGGGGGTTTGATTCATAAATTCATATATTTCTTTACCATTTCCATTTCCAATATTTTTATATAATTCAATCAATTCTAAATGAGCGTCACTAATAACGGCACTATTCGGATTTAAATAAAAGAAAACCGACCCTCCACCTACAAATGGTTCAATATATTGAGTATAATCTTGTGGAAAATATTTTTCAAACATTTTAATTTCGTCGCCTTTCCCGCCACTCCATTTAACCAGTGGTTTTAAAAAGTTTATTTTATTTAAAGCGGGCGACATATTATTGTCGTTGTTGTCTATGTTATCGTTATTTTTTAATTGTGATAATTTACCATTTATCAAAGTAATTAAATCACTTTTATTTTTGGTTTTACAATTTGTAATCCCGAGTTCTTTGCACATTAGTAAAAGTGATGGTTTTAATAATTTTGTTAAATAATTATCACATACGGGTTCATCTTCTGACTCTTGTATTTGTAATATATTTAATTTTACTTGTTTGTGATTATTTTTGTCTTTGAGCAATGTCATTGTATTATAATATTTATTTATTTAGATTATTATAATCATTTTTTTACATTTACAAATTAATATACCCCAATTTGTAAATGTATATTCAATTCATAATGTATTATGATTTGTGTAAATTCAAGGATTATAATTATATTGATTTATTAGATAAATTAAGTATAATTTAACATTAACATATGTTATTTATTATCAAATTCATTTAATCTTGTATTAGCAGTAGTTATATAATTAGAATTAATTTCAAACCCTATAAAATTTATATTATTATTTTTTGCTGAAACACATTCTGAACCTGAACCTACAAAAGGGACAACTAATAATGTTTGGGAAGATTTGTTTAAAGATGCCTTTATTAATGTATCGCATAAATTTAATGGTTTTTGAGTTGGATGATCTACTCTTTCTTTTTTTCCTGCCCCGCCAGCTAATGCAGGTACTTTTATAACATCCCTTGGCAATGCGCCTCCTTGATGAGCGGTATATGTAGTTTCTTTATCTCCATTACTAAATCTACCTAATGTTGGTTTTCTAACTTTTCCGGCGGCATTTTTTAAAAATGTTTCTGTATATGGTTCTCTAACATCATCCCGATTAAACACTGGTTTATTTTTATAACAACATAATATACTCTCATGGGTTCTTTGCCAAAAATTAAGAGATGGGGTTACTTTGTTTGTATAATGCCAAATTAACCATCTAACATTACAAGTAATGCGGGTTCTTATAAACGCAAGGATTTCACTAAATCCATATATATATAAAGTTCCCTCAGGTTTTAATATTCGCAAGCATTCTGCAATCCAATTGTCGCACCATAATAAATAAGTATCCATTTGTTGTTTATCACTATCATTTCCAAAATCCTTTCCAATATTATATGGCGGGTCGCAAATTATAATATCAACACTTTCATTTTTAATTTTTTTCATACCAATAATACAATCTTCATTATGTATTTTATTTATTTCTAATTCTTGATGAATTATACCATTATTTATATTTTTTGGTTTAATTAATTCTTGAATAATTTCGGGGTTCAGTAATAAATTAATTAATTCTTCTTTTTTCTTGGAATTACATTTTGTAAATCCAAGTTCTTTGCATTTTTCTAAAAGTTGTATTTTAGATAATTTAGTTAAATCAATATTTTGAATACTACTAGCATTACCTGTTATACAATTTAACGATGACTTTGTATTTAATAAAGTAGGTTTCGCAATTTCTATTGCGGGGGGTGCTGGTTTATTGTCTTCTTCAACTAGTTCTTCTTCGTCACATTCTATATTTAATGTAACTTGTGAATACTTCTTATGTTTTTGGTTATTTGGAATTGATTTCATTTGTAATATAATATAAAATACATTTAATTACATTTTATAATCATTTTTTTAAAATTCATAATAATAATTATGATATCACATTTAATAAAATATTATGTGATACAAAATACAATTATGCAATTTTATTTTATATTTAATATAAATTAAAATTGATTATTAACTAACTTGTTAAAGATATATTAATAAATATTTAAATAATGACCGAACGTATCTTACCAATTAAAAAAAAGTTAAAACGTGTTAAATTAATTATAGAAGGAATTGAAGACAATGACACCGATACCGATTTAATTGTTAATGATATGAATAAATTAAACATAAATGAAACAATTTGTGGTATAAATAATGTAGAAATATTAAATGATAAATATGATAAAACAACATTAATTAAACGGTTTGAACTTTTTAAAAATATGTATATAAGTGATAAAGAACTAATAACCGGTGGGTTGCCCATTAGACATCAAAATACACCAGAAGACATTACAGAAAATATTACTAAATTTATTATTCGTAAATATGAAAATGACAATAGTTGTTTATGGTGTAAAGGGCTTTCTAAAAAATTGGGTATAAATGGCGATTTATACTCAATTAAATATGATAAACATACACCAATTGAAGTAAAATCTTTCACTTCAAACGGACCTTCACAATTTGGACCAGATAAAAAATTTGGCGTATTATATTTTTTAGATTTAAGAAATATGTTAAATGATGAATTTATTTTATATAAGGTTAATTTAAATTATTTATCCCCTGAATTTCAAAATATAAAGGTAAATAAAAAACAAACAATGCGGGAACAAATGGTTGAAGGTAGAAGACCCCATATAAGTTGGGATAATATATACCCGCAAATAAGCAGTTTTTGCGAAAAGATATATAGTGGTAATTTTGAAAATATATTTTAATTTTATACTTACATATTATTAATTAAACGATTTGCTATTAAAGATACAACTGGAATGGATACCGCATTTCCAGCTAAACTATATAATTTATTATTTGCTATTTTTGGAAATTTAAAATCAGTTGGAAATCCTTGTAAATTAAAACATTCTCTTGGCGTAAGCTTACGGATTCCATTATCATCTAATATTATAGGAACATTATGCCCTCCACTGCCCATGTTTGCAGTTAATGTAGGGCATACATTATTCTTATTTTCTCTTACATAATACCTTCTATATTGATAAATTGTGTTTGTTGAGATGTGTTTTGTAATATTTTTTTTTAATTCATCGTATATTATTGTTGAATTTGAATAATAATAATGATTATTAATATTATTTTCAAGAAACTCTGTTATTGGTCTAACCGGTAATTCGGGAAAGTCAAAATTAAATTTATCATATAAATGTTTATCTTTAAAACAAACAATATATATTCTTTCTCTATTTTGAGGTATACCCGTAATTTTACATGTATTTAGTATAGAGTATTTAATAAAATAATTTAATTTTTTCAAATTTTCAATAATAATGGCAAATGTTTTACCGTTATCGTGACTTTGTAAATTTTTTACATTTTCTAATACAACAATTTCAGGGTTACAATGTTTAATTATAGATAGAATTTTCCAAAATACATTACTCCTTTCATCAGAAAACCCTTTTTGAAACCCGGCAATACTAAATGGCTGACATGGAAACCCCGCGGTTAATATGTGCGATTTTGGAATATTTTCATCGGGTATATCAATTAAATTTTGTTTGGTTAGTTTTAGATGATAATTTAAATTAAATATTTCTTCTGAACTATCTAATATATCATTTGCAAATATTGTGGTTACTTTATTTGTATTATGAAATGAATGTGAAAACGCACCTGTTCCGCAAAATAAGTCAATTAATGTATATTGTTTTATTTTAGATAATTCAGAAACTTGTGAATATACGTGTTCTTTTGTTTCTTTTGTATTACAAGAATCATTTGTTGTTGTATTATTTATTAATTCAATTAACTTATCTTTTCGTTTTGATTTACATTTTGTAAATCCAAGTTCTTGACACTTTTCTAACAGTTGTGTTTTAGATAAATTTGTTAAATTTAGTTGTTGAATTGTAGTTATATTATTTACAGACAATCCAGAATTTAACAAAGGTTGGTTATCATTAATATCTTCTCCTTCGTCACATTCTATATTTAATGTAACTTGTGGATACTTCTTATGTTTTTGGTTATTTGTAATTGATTTCATTTGTAATATAATATAAAATACATTTAATTACATTTTTATAATCATTTTTTTTAAAATTCATAATAATAATTATGATATCACATTTAATAAAATATTATGTAATACAAAATACAATTATGCAATTTTATTTTATATTAATATAAATTAAAATTGATTCTTATCTAATTGTTACACCTATAAATAAATATATAATTATAACTAAAATGCAACTACATATCAAAAAATATAAATTTAAAAAAGTAATATTAAATATAGTATTAAATGATAATAACGATGATACCGACTCAATTATTAATGATATGAATAACTTAAAAATAAATGAACCGAATATTAATATGGATACTAGCGGTTTAAAAATAAAGTCATCAATACAATTTACAAATAATGAAACTCAAATAATTAAAATACAAAAATGGTTTAGAGGAAATATATTAAGGTTGAAACAATTACCTTTAATTATGTATAAAATACAACACTATTTAAAATCAAAGACATTTAATTTTGCATCAATAAACAATGATGGCCGAATAAACAGTTGTGTGGATGAAGATGAAGTCCTTAAATTATTAGTTGAAAGGTTTGGAGATAAAATTAAAACACCAAAAATTAGAATGTGGTATGATATTTTAGCATTTGATTATATGTATGGATGGATACCAATAAATATAAAAACAACAACAACTAACACGAGTGATAATACAGGTAATTTGGCTATGTGTGTTTATGCTTATACTGATGAAATATTAGATATTCATATGAACAAAAGTTATGAAAATGGAAAAATGAGCGTGTTGCTTTTTAATAAATTAAAAAATAAACAATACAACCGTAATAACAAAAAGGATTATTATTTTATTGTATTAAACAAGTGCGACTCAAGAGATATCATTATTAATAGTGTAAAAGGATTATCAATATTAACTCCGAATATAAATAATTTGCCATTCCAAGTGAATTGGAGTAAAAATAAGTTATTTAATTATGAAAATATACATAAAAAAATTAAATTATTTGTTGATTGCTTACAAAAACCTAAACCAAGTTGGAAAGAAACATTTATGTTAAATATGAGAAATTTATAAATATTCACTACTAATAAATGAATTAGAAAGAGACCTATGCCCGATTTTAAACCTTTTTGAAAACATAAAATTATCTTTAAATGTATTACTATTTAGGTATTCTAGTATAATATTTAAATTACATTTTTTTTTAGGTTTAAGCATTATTAAACTACCGCCAAAATACTGAACCTTACCTAAAAATGCAACATTTTGTTTTCTTGTTAAATTATAAATATAAATACATTCTTGCCCTAAACTTGCGTTTATAGAATTAATATTTCGCATTGCTCCAAATTCAAACCAATTGTTTTCATTAAACTTTCGTATTCCTCTTTCAATAAGTTCTTTTTTATATTGTAATAAATGTTTATTGATGTTGTCATTTTCACAAGGGTATTTTTCAATATAAATATATTTATCAACTTTATCCTCGCCATTTAATATGTTAATATTACCAAGTTCTTCATTTTTATAAACATCTTCTTTTCCGCTAACAAGACCAACATAAATATCAAAATAGTCCTTAAACATAAATTTATTTAAATTTTCTTCTTCTCCAAATGTAATTAACCCATTACTATTTGTAATGTAAAGTAGTTTATTATTATATAATACCTTTTTTTCAATTAAATTATTTTTACAATATCTAAATACAATAACATCAATACACGCATTTTCAAACAATTTTTCATTGTGTGGATGATAAATATGAGTAAATGACCCATTTTTCATCATATCATTTAATAATTTAGAAGCACACGTTAATTTAAGAAAATCAGACGGAACTATAAATATTAACTCTCCGTTATCATCAAGTAAATGATAACATTTTTCAGTAAAATCAATATATAAGTTGCCTGTTTTAGTTCTGACATAAGGCGGATTTCCTATAATGGTTTTGTATAATTTTGTAATTGATTGTTTCATAAAATCGCCGTAAATCACACTGTTTTTTTGTATGTTGTCTAATAATTGAATATTTGTGTCAATTTCATACATATCAAATGTTGCATTTTGAATTTTATCTGTGATGAATGATATTAAATCACCTTGCCCAATAGACGGTTCTAAAATATTGGAAGGGTTGTTTAATATGAAATTAAATACTTGCGTTTTAAGACAAATATGTGTTGTAAAATATTGTCCTAGGTTATGTTTTATTTGCGTCGGAGAAATTGTATTGCAACCATTGTCATTAACTTCATCATATGAAATATTTAATAATACTTTTTTACGCAAAATAAATTTACTTGTCATTGTATTGTAATATACAATACATTTAATTCTATTTTTATAATCATTTTTTTTATAATTACTACAAACAATTATAACGTGTATTATAAATATAAAATATAATATTTAGTTTTTAAAAAATTGATTACAGACTAACATATTAAACGCAATTCAATATAAATAATGACTGAAATTGCGTTAAAACATAAGAAATATCAAAGAGTTAATTTAATTATAGAAGAGGAAGACTATAATATCGTGTCAAGTATTAATGATACAAATAAAACAACAAGCGAAATTATTGACGAAGATATTAAGTATCTTAAAGATTTAAATTATAAATTATTACTGGAAATCGCAGCGAAAACTAGTAGTAATTTAAGTGAAAAACAAGAAGAACTTCAACAATGTAAATGGGCTGATGGAGAATCAAATACTGATACAGATTTTTCAGAAATAGCGTGTAAATGTGCAGAAAATGCTTGGATATGCATAAAAAGAGATTATCCCCTACTCAATATGATTACAATGACTGCGTTAATTCCAGATATTAATTGCGAGTTTTCAAAAAACGGAAAAACTATTAAAGTTCTAAAAAATAAAATAGAACTCAAAAGTTCTAAAAGTAAGGTTATGCCTGGTTCAACAATAGGCAAGTTAGATATTAATCAACCTTTGATTTATTGTTATAGACCAACAAATGTTAATAGTCCCTATGAAATTAGGTATGGACAATATCATACAGCAATGGGTGAAACTGATATTGATTTATTTCAAGATAGAACCCCACGTCCTCAGTTAAATTTTACAAAATTATTTCCATCTTCACAAATGGAAGTAATTTATTCTAATACTAAAAAAGACGCATGGATTTCACATTACGGAAAATGCGCAGTTAATAGATTAAAACATAATGTAAGTTATTCTTGGCAAGACTCACTTACAAAAAGTA